CGAGGCGGTATAACTCCTTGAGGGTAACTTATCCTCCAACAGCCTTAAATCAGCTGTTGCCCGCTACGGCGCCTTCCCAGGCGCCGTAGCTAAAGAACCTCCATGGGTCATTGATGAGAGCTTCATGCTCCCACCAACGTTCTTCGTGGAATAGCGGTTCTTTGGATCCGAGCCAGTCCCAATATGGGATCTGACAACGGATCACTTTCGTACGAGGTATCCCATCCATGTCCCGCGGCGTCATAAACGCCAACGGATACACGTACTTATTAGCCTCTAGTAGGCTAATAAGCTCAGGATTATAGGATACTTCGCGTCTTCGTGCAAACCCGCCCAAGAACGAGATAGCCCAGCCGTTCTCATTGTAATGAGAATAGCCAAGTTCTCTCGATTCCTTAACGCTTTCCGGGACCTTCAGTTTCTTAGGAATCTGGACTAGCTTTTTATAGCTAAACCAGTATCTATCAGAAACCTTTGGTTTCGTATGCGAAAAGGGAACTTGAACTCCACCATCGACTGATTCTGAGACAGGAATTAAAAGCTCTCGCTTTAAACTCCGTCTCAGATAGCCTACGGTCTTTGGAAGGCGGACTCCAGCGAGGGCAGACCAACGGTTAAGTCGGTTGATCGCTGAGTACACGTCTGAAACAGTCTCTAGTTTACGAATATATACACCGCGGACGAAGTCCCCGTTGTACCAATCGTATCCACAAGACTCGCGGAAGGCGCCGGTATTAAACGATTTATCGTCGTTTACCTTGAAACCGAGTTTAGAAAGCGCACGGCAGAGAAAGGCATAAGCCTCTTTCTTGACAATAATGTCATCGCCGAACACCCCGAACTGAGTTCTGGGGCAGTGTGAATCTAGATTCATCATCTGATACACGGCACGAACAGCGCACGAGAAAATGACCGTCTGCAATGGGAACGTAAAACCGTTACCCATCGTAGAAATCATATTCAGGACGCACTCAGAACCATCTGGGAGGATAGTCCTTTCACTACGTGCATGCCGAAAGAAACCCAAAAGGTTTCCAGGGCATATACGTTGAACGAGCGCCCATGAAATGCTATCGCTAGCACTCTGCAGATCAATGGTTCCAAAGGAACCATCAACACTACCAAGTCTAGCGAGTTCCCTGTTGAAATCTGGCTGTGTCTTAAGGCGGATGCCAAAAGATTTAGCCAAACAGACCTCCAGGAAAGCACCGAGGGACTTCTGGATCAACATGTTGACCAGAGCCTCAGTACAGCAAGTTCTCGAGATTTCAGCTGTCTTTGGGACGAAGAAAAGTCGATTGCCCGCAACCATCCTTTCTCCAAACTTAACCGATCTCTCGCTTTCCGCGGAAGACCAGGTGTCGGAGTCAGAGATAGCAGCCCTATAAAGGGAAAGCAGGTAAGGAGACGTCGAAGTTATTGTGCTGTTAAAGAGCTTCGTATAGAAGCTCTCATTCAGACAGTGCAACGACGCCCCCGGCCCTGCCGCAAAATTGCCTCGAATAAATTCGAGGTCAAAAGTTGCGTCGCTCGGTGTCAAGCACTTTAGGAAGTTATCCCTAAAGTAGTCCCAAAAGAGACTATCTTGTTCCGATTCGATAGGATACTCAAAGACATCAGCTGAGATTTCGGCGTTTAGCCTCTTGAATTTCTCCAAGGCGGCGGCGTCGGCTTCTCTACTTTGGCCTTTAGGTGCAAGTTTCTTGTAGAAACTCCTACCGAGCATGGTCGCGCGTATGCGGTCGATACTCATATCAGAAGATATGGGTTCTTCCGCACTCGTAAAACCGGTGCTTGCGAGGTCGAGCTTGAGACGATCAAGAAGTTCCGAATAAGGAAACATCTGATATACCTCCTGTTTAGCGGTCTATCGACCGACTGAACGATCCTACGAGCATCAACAATACACGACCACTAGCTTAACCAACAACCTTTTCGGCTATCAGCTGAACTAGCGGTTTTATATTAGAGATGTTGGTACCAACAACCTCATTCATAAGAATGAGGAAGTTAGTAAGCGTTAAGAACAACAGAGTTGTTACAGAACGCCTTGTACCGTCGTATCTCCGATACCAGCGCTCTGCTGGCTCAGGAGACCCACCATCGCGCTCAGAAGAGCACGACAGTTGGCGGGATCCGCAGTGTCTGCACCAGCAGGGACATCGACGACCAAAGTCGCCGTCATCGTCCTGAAGGCTTGACCTGCGAGTGGGAGGACGCCTTTCCGGCCCACTACCTTGTAGGTATTGGTCGGAACCTTCGTCAACACACCAGTCAACGCGCTGACCGGCTGCAGAACCTGAGGGTTTTGCGGTCGGAACATCGTCAGACTGAAGGGAGCAGCTACCGAGTGTGTCGTCACACCCGTCTGCGTCCCACCCAGAGCGGTCACCACATACTGCTTGCTGTTCGCGTTCGGCGGAGTATCCGCCGTGATCGTGTACGTAGGCGATGTGAGTCCCGTTTGGGCTGTTCCCGTTACCGGGCTGGTTGGAGCAAAGCTCATTTATGGAGCACCTCATGATGAATATAACATGCTTCCTATCGGAAGCGGAAACCTCTGGACTGGCCCAGGAGGGCTGCCATATTATACCACTTTGTACTATCTGTACCAGGTACAGAAAGTACGAGTGGAGGCAATGGCAGGCTACTGGGCTTAGTCCTAGAGATCGTGACGTGCTCGAATTGCCTCACGGCAACATTTTGCCCGCTGATAACGTTGTGATGATACCCAGGATAGCCGTTCTCATCGTACGCGGACCATGCTTCTACAAAAGAGGCAGAGGTCAGCTGACGTTGAGTTCGGCATATCCAGTTTATCTTAGACGTATCAGTACAAGCTGCTTCGATCACATCCCCCAAATTGACAAAGTAGTCAATGAGGAAGCTGTAAGGAATAAGCTCGTAGATTGTTGGCACAAAGTTCTGAATTTGGAAACCAAATTCTTTGCTCAGCGCGTCCAATCCTTGGACAGGCCCATCAGCCGACTGCGAGAGACCGACAATATACTGTACACCACAGTTTGTCACGATGACCGTGCTTGCACGGTTACCGAGACAAGAAAGTAGTGCACCGTTATTATCGCCGGAATCTTTATAAACAGTCAGTGTATCAGTCGATTTTCCACGGACACGAGTCTTTCGACTCCTTCCGTAGATCGAGTCAATGGCGGTCGCCGCTATATCCTGCACATCGGATATAGCAGGTTTCACGCCAAACTGATACTCTAACCAGGTTCCAGCTGTAGCGTTCTTCACAGCGTCTAATCGACGTCGTGTGGTCTGCTTCAGCGTCTCTGCTTTCCGGGGTCTTATCTTCTGATTTACTTGCTTTCGAGTGGATTTTATCGAAGCAAGCATATCTCGAGTTAAGTCTTGGATAGCAGAGGCCGGCCTCCTGATTAGCTGAATAGTCTCTCTTAACTCCCCAAGAAAGAGGAGCCCGTTTACGCCGTAGGATTCTTGACGAATCCTGCCGTATAAACGCTTGAGAGCTTGAGCCTCAGCATCTGCAGAGATACCAGCGAGATGGTCCAAATCACTTGGGCCCAAATCACGATTATAGCCGTCAATAGAGTATGCCTGAGTTCCGATAAAAATCGGGGGCGTTCCTCCTTGATATAAGTTTAACTCTAACGAGCAAACTGCTGGTCTATAATCTTTCACGCTATAACGGTCGACCGAATAAGGAGAAGTCGCATTGCGACCTTCCTTAATCGCCTTCCGCCACCCTGGCACCGACTCCCCAGTACGCGATCCCGCAAATACCTTATCAAATCGGGTTTGATTCCCGAAGAAATTACGGTAATTTGGGATATACGTACGGATGGGTTTGGTAACAGGCACGTGGGTCCTCTACTAGTGGAGCTGATCACTAGCGGTCCCCTTACGGG